TGTAGAATCGCGCTTTACGTTTTGCAAGTCGTTCACTGATCGATCCGCTTAGATAGTTCTGATAATTGCGCCTTTGTTGACTTCTAAGCGCGCGATAGTGCTCAACGTTGACTTCGGGTGGAGAAGGCTTATTCGGTTTCGTCACATTAGCACCGGTTATCCGACGAGCGAACTGTGTTCCTTCCTGAACCCAACCATCACCGTCAGCATCCAATGCGTCAGGGTCCCATCGGGCATTACGAACGAATCCACGAACACCCGCAGTAGCCCTTCCACCGAATCGATTTAGACTTCGACCCAGTGCTTTCTCGTGCTGCTCGCTCTCAACAAGCGCTTTGTAGGCATCTGCTCTCAGCGCTTTTTCCTCAACGGCTTTCGATCGCGCCGGATTCTTCTTTTTTGGTGGAGTGGTAAGCATTTGAACTCCACGCAACAGTTTGTCTGGCACATCTTGAACGCGATGGATAAAAATGTTTTCCCATCTTTTGCTGCTCTCTTTGGAACCATTCCAAAAGAAGTCAGTGAAGTCGGAGTCGTTGATGGGTTCTATGAGGCCTTTGCCAATGAGGGAGATAACGTTGACCGGAACAACGTTGTTTTCTTTATCGACAACGAACGCGTCAGTTTCTTTTCCGTCTAGGTCGTAGTAGACCGGGTTTTTTCTAACTTGACCAATTAGTACTGCTCTCATTCTTCAACCTCACGCAGCGCCATGATGTAGGTGTTTTTGTAAAGATCGATTACTTCACTGACTTGTGGCAGCGCAGTAAAGATCTGCTGGAGGTACGGTTCAACGTCGGGGTCTTTATCAAGCAGTTCACGAACAGCGCTGGTTTCCATGTACTTCAAGTACGTCTGGCTAGGCTGAAAACGGATGCCGTCATCTCCGGTGGTGACTCGTTTGCTATCCACTGATCGCTCCAAATTCTGTTTCCAACTTCTCAAGAACCCACTGTGTTCTTTCTTCCGGTGAGAGGCCGATAGGAATGTCCATGTCGGCACCAAGCACTTTGGCGCGTTCCAAGAGGCGATCCCATGGTTTTGCCTCAGCCCACTCTTGACCCGTATACGTTGTGTCTTGCAGGATTGCTGCCGAGCGGTTCAGAATGACAACGCGGTTATCATCTCGTGTCTCGGAAATTGTAGCGTCATAGCCCAAGAGCAACGGAATTACTGTCCGTCCGTTAACTGATCCTCCGTCAAACTTTGCTGGGTCGGTTGAATCAACAATCGCCGAATCTAACGCTTCCAACAAATCGGCCTGAGATGGGTCGTTCACGAGGCTGCGCCTCAGGGCGATCAGAGGGTTCGCTTCCCCTCCTGCACCAACATCCTCACCTAGAGTTTCCAACCGGTATTCTTCAGCCATTCGTGTTGCAGCAGAAATTTGCATTACTTTCGCGCCGGGGTTTAGCGCGCCACGGATAACAGAAGCATCTGATACGCCTTCGATGTAGCCGTCGGCCTCGTGATGTCCGCCACCCAGTCGGGTGGGGCTTGTTCCTTCGATAGCGAAATAGAGCCCAGCACCGTCAATGCCGCCTCCGGTGAGGAATTCTTCTGACGAATCAAGGGTTGCGCGTTGCATGTTGTTGGTAGCACCACGTGAGATCGGCATAAGTCCACGGGTGGCTAGAAGAAGATCCATTTCTGCTTCATTTACAGTCATTGCTGGCGCGTCATAACCTCTGCTTCTAATGAGCGCTTCGGTAAGTCGCGCTCCGACCAAGCCTCCGGACTCTCGCCATATTTCATTGACGTCCCAGTCTGCGGGGGGTGGGTTAAGGGCGTAAACATCATTCATCCAGTTGCCGATCCCCTCCTTGATGATGGGGGTTCGTTCCTGAATGAGGCCAAGCCATTTGGTGATGTTTTCGTTCTCGAGCAGGAGCGTGCGCAACTCATCACGGTGTTCTGGCAAGGTGAGGTCGGCAGCGGGAGCGACAGTCTGTTCTGCGATTCGCTGGACCTCTTTGGGGTCACGAACAATGCCTTGCTGTGGGGCGTGTTGTCTGGGATCGATTTTGGCCGCTTGTGTGGTTGTGGCTTTTCCAACTGGTGCAGTTCTATCAATTTCTTCTGTCAGACGGTCAGCGGTAACCATTTCGTATCTAGCCAGTTCATTGATTACTGACTCAAGTTCTTGCCTGCGTGTTTCCACTTCGGATCGACGATTTTCTCGCTCGGTGATAGTTGCTTGGCGCTGATTGAATTCGGTTGTAAAAATCGTTGAATCTGCAAGGATCTCATCGAGACGTTCGCGTGCTTGCGCAGCGGTGTACTGAGGCGGCGTTTCTGGAACTTCTTCTGGACCGTCAGAGAATGGGTCGTTTGCTGTAGGCCTTCTTGGTGGTGGTGCGCTTGGCCTTCTTGGTGGTGGACCACCAAATGGGTCATTCGTATCAGTGACTTGATCAGGTGTCCTCCGTTGCATGATGTCAAACCGGAAGGCGTCAAGTTCTCGCATCTGCTCGGATGCCGCGAGCAGTTCCCCAACGCGTTGCTTCTGTTCGTCAGAAAGCGGCATATCGCCCAGTTGCTCGCGTACTCTGTTGGCAATATATGAAGGAATGCTGTCAGTGATGTCTTCCGCATATTTGCGTGGTTCACCAGTGAGAAGATCAGGAGTTTCTATATCGCCAATAATGTCTCGCAACTCTTCTGCCACGATGCTCACGTGGTTATTAGGGTTTCTTGAATCTGGTTGCGTAAGGGTTCGCAGTTCGTCGGCCAATTTGTTGATGTCGTCATCAGATTCAATGTCAAAAATTGGTTTCGACTGTGCGAGAATCGAACGCCCAGTTTGAGAGCGAAGCCCTCCACCGGAGATAGGTGCGAACGGATCATTCGCGGAGAATGGGTCGTTGGGTGTGGACGGAAGAGCAGGAGTATCGGCCGTGCGACCCCTATCAAAAATGTCCCCAACACGATCACCAAGGTCAAGTTCACGCACACGTTCAGCGGCGGCGCTTGCGATTTCCCTAGCACGATCGGCTGCGTCTGAGTTGATGGCTCGCTGCGCTTGTTCACCAATTGCGTTCGTCACCGCATCAGGAAGTCCTTCTGGTGCAACGGTGTCTGCGGCGCGCAAGATTGCGTTGGCTTGGCTGTCGGTGATCCAACCTTGTTCGCGTGCTTTGCGAACACCAAAATCGATTCCTTCACGGCTTCCGCGTCGAGCGAGAACCAATCCGACGCCGGCCGGTCCGGAAGTTCCGAAGGCAGCAGCAAGTTCACCGACAAAGCGGATGTTCTCAATGTCGTCTGTCTCAAGTCCGGCCCGACGAAGCAAATTTTCTGCTCGGTCCGATTGAAGAACGTTCATGCCAACTCTTTGTATGCCGCGATTCTGAACTTGACGACGGGAAAGTTTGGCTCCCAGACGGCCAATCTTCTCTGTTGCAAGCGCCGTTGCTCTTTCGCTTACTTCGTCGCGAATACGGTCGGTGACAACAGTCCGTGCTCGGTCAACCACACCGCCAAATGGGTCATCACTAAAGGGGTCAACGACATTGATTGGGGCGTCTCGGCGTGGTGAAGAGGTTGCTGAACGAAGACCAACACCAGATCGAATTTGTTTGGCAATGTCTTCTGCGCGCTCGGCGATTTCTCCCTCAAGGCGTACACGCAGGATGTCGTCGGCACGCTTGGATGCTTCGATGCGGCCAATACCCGGTGTTTCTACCGATACCGAAGCACCATCAAGGACGTTAATGCCCTTATCGTTGGTGAAAGTTGTGCTGATACCGACTCTTGCGAAACGGTCTGCCTGTTCCCGTGCTGCTTTGTTCATTCGTAGCAAGTCGGCTGATTCGAGGTCGAGGCGGCCGCTTTGAGCGAACTCAAACACGGTGTCTACTTCAGTTTGAGAGAGACCGGCAAGACCGAGCCTCTTGCGGAGTTCGCTGTTGTTCGCGCCGACTTCTGCTGGTGCTAGGAATTGACGTTTGTAGTTCAGTGAAGCACTACCGATTCGAACATTTTCTAGTTCTTCGCCGTTGAATCCGCCTGCGATAAATGCATCTGCGTCTACTCGTCCACGGATAGTTCGATCTCTGACGTCTACGCTGAGGCCAGCGTCAAGGGAAAGGGTGTCCATCGGGGTTCTGATTCCCGAGTAGTCACCGGTCAGGTCTGCGTGCAAGAAGTCCAATGCTGCGCCTGTGGTTGCGGTGTCGTCAATAGGTCCGCCAAATCGACGTGTCAGGAGTGCTTGACGGACACGCGCTGGATCGTCGTCGTGAATCATGACGCCAAACGCGATTTGACCTCGTGCATCACCAATTCCGTATCCGGTTCGGCGAGCGACATCGGCACGAAGAACCAATTCGACATCTCCGGTTAGGACTTTGCCGAGTGGCGACTCAGTTACCCGATCGAAGAACTCCGAGTCTCGAATAGCGGCGTAACCCTTGATGTTGTCCAAGTAGCGTTGAATGGCGCTGTCATCGTCAGCGTGCAGCAGATTGCCGAAGAGTGGACGAATTCCATCATCTGGAGTGAACCCTTGCATGGCATCTTCAGCATCAAGGAACGGATCCCACTGAGAACCGCGTGGCGGGATGAGGCCACGTGAGTCCCCTGTGTCAATGATGCTCTGAAGGCCGTCCATGTCGGTCCGGTATCGTGGGCGTGAATCGAAACCGTTGTGGTACTCCATTACAGCGCGTTCAATACGCGCACCGATTTCGCTTTGGCGGGCGGTCTCTAGGAATTCTCTGACTTCATCAGTTGCTTCCAATGCTCGACCAAATCGCCCAGTTGTTGGTCGGCCACGGAGATCTTCGATAGTTTCGAGCGCACGTCCGTAAGCCTCTTCTGCTTGGGCACGGGTGAATGGTGGACGTTCACCGGGTCTTACAGAGCCCCAGATGCGTTCGATATCTCTGTCGGTTACGCGGAATGGGTTTGCTCCACGTTGCCGAATTTCTTCGACAATCGCCGCATTGCGCCGCTCCATACGTTGTGCGGTGGCCGGGTCGCTGGATCGCGTGGCTCGACGAATCTTTTCCTTTTTCTGGACGTACTTCTGCGCCCGTTTCTGAACTGTTCTTACAGCATCGCGAACGTCGTCTATGTCGGAACTTCCATCAAGACTGTCGATGAGGCGACGAGCAACGGTGTCGGCATCATCTTGGCTGCGGGGAACTAGCGTGACAGTTCCATCTGGGTTAACAGAACGGACTTCGTATTCTCCGCCGGGAATCTCAACCTGATCGGGCTCGTTGTTCGCCGGGTTTTGTTTTTCGATGCCTTTTGTTCCCTTAGGTAGAACAAAGTTGACTTTCCGTTTTCCTTCGTCAGCCGAAAGGTCTTGTTCTTGATCAGCATCCATGCGGCGATCAAGTGTTTTGAATCCTTTGAATCGGATGGCATCGCCGACCTCGAGATCCCCAACATCGTCGATTTCTCCTGTTGCTGCGATGTCCTCAGCAAGTACTTCGCGGTCAATGATTTGCTGTTTCTTAACCGTCAGGTTTTCAATGTCGAGAGCGGTTTTGCCACTTCTCAGTTGTTCGACAACGTCATTGCCGTTCTGGATTTCGACGACTTCGCTTCTTGGATCAAAAAGGTCTCTTTCGGCGTCGGGAAGACTGCGATTGAGACTTGAGATGCGTGAATTGATGGCATCGATATGTTCCTGTTTTCCGCCAAGGTCAGGAATGAACGGGTTTGGATCTTCAATCGGGGTGCGGCTAATTGTGTCCCACGTTCCATTGGGATCCGGCTGGAACACTTGCATTGCTGAACTTGTCGGCGGCGGCCAGATAACTCCTTGCGGATCAGGGCGTTCCGGTGTTCTGGGGTCAACGTCGTCCATCCATGACACGAGCCGGTCGAGTTCTGGATCCATGAGGACACCCATATCTCGAAGCGCGCGCAATTCTGTCATGCCTTCGAGCATCATCAATGCCGACTGTCCTCGTTTGGCATCATCATTCAAGTTGAAGAAATTTTGAACTTCGTCTTGGTAATACCTTCCCGCCATGATGTGAAGCATTGTTCCTTCGAACGTCTCAAGCGACGTCGGTGGGAAGCCATCGGCGAGGTACTTTTCTGGGATAAGACGTTGAACCTGACTCGTCACCACATCAACCCATTGCTGGTTAGTCCACTGATCGGGAGAAACGTCGAGCCGTTCAATTTGACCTGAAGTTGAGTTGACTAAGTAGGTGGAGCCTGTTTTGGCGTGGGTGTCCAAGACGGCATTTTTAATGAACTGGTACTGGCGGGCGTGACCAAGTTCATGTTTTGCGATATGCACACCCTTTGCTTCGATTGAGCCGTGGCGTGCGGTAGAAAGGTCTTGAGCGTAAACATTTCGCCACCGTTCAAGATCGACGGTGTTCTGCATCAGGTTTCCGATTTCGGCCCACTGTTCGGCTTCCGAAGTGAATGAGCGAGACACATCGTTGGGGTCGATATCGAATAAGAGGATGCGGCCGTCAGAAGTGTAATTTGCTAGTCCGTTTTGGATTGCTGGTTTCAGAGCCACTGCTGCCGCGTTGAAGTCAATATTCAGAGCGAACCCATCTCTGGGGTGGAAACCTGCCGGGCTGCATTCTCCATCTACTCGCCAATAGTCATCAAACGCCTCGCCATCACGGATTTGCGTTCGGCCTAGCGTCTTTACTTGACGCATGATTTCCGGGGATTCTTGATACTCCTGAAGAATCGCCTTTAAGAAGCCACGCTCTGCTGCCAGATGGCGGGTAACCATTTCGTCAATGAGGGCTCTGGCTTCGGGGTCTCCATCTCGGTACCTTTGGCGCATTGGGCCGTCCGACACCCAGTTGTCAAACATTGAGATGTATTGGCTACGAACGTCGGCAGTGTGATCTGCTGCTGCTTGAGGAGTGCGACCCTTTGGGTCGGCAAGCATGTTTTTGTTCCACGAACCCCAGCCTTCCGGTCCGGAAAAAATCCCTGAGAAGTCAAGGTCTTGCCATTCATCGGCGGCCAGCGTTGCCAGCGCGGTCCACATGTCGGCATTGTCTGTGGTGTCGCGAGTCGTTCCAAGTCGTGTTTGGAGGGCATCAATTGCGGTGTCCATTCGGGATTGAACTTCTTGGACGCGTTCTTTTGGCGCAACACTTCCAGCAGCCCGAACCATGTTTCGGATGTTTTGCCTGTATTGAGGGGTTAGGTCGTCTGGCCCGACACCGTATATGCCCATGCTTTCAAGCAGTTGGATTTGTTCTCCGAGTTCAACATATTTGTCGAACCACCGACGCATCGCTCCAATGAGTCGACGCGAGGAGAGTGCTGGTTTGAAACAGTTTGTACCAAATTCATCGGTGAACTGGTTGGCTGCCGGGGTTCCGGGCGGGCATCGGAATTTCCCGTTTGCGTCAGTTAGTACTCCAACTGCCCCAGCCGCACGTGAGGACAAATTCCCTCCGGGAACAATCTGGTTCAGTTTTCTGCCGAGTCCTTTTACTTCGACATCGACACCGGAATCCTCTACTCGTTGACCTGTTCTTGGGTCAGCACGAAAACTCCTGACGCGAACTTTGGGTCGGCGCTTCTTCCAATCCAACAGTTCACGCATTTGTTTGCGTGTTTCCTCTTCGGATTTTTTCTCAGGAGCAGGAATCCAACCAAAGTTTGGTTCGTTGCCAGTTGTGAGGTCGCGTGGGGTTACATGCAGTTTGAGTACGTCGCCACGGCCACGTTTGCCGTTAGGCGCATAGCGAAGTTCGGGGAGTTGTTCTTCAACTCCCGTACCAGAAGTGCGCTTCTCAGAATCTTTTTTATCTTTTTTGGGAAGATCCTGATTTAACGCTTTTACAGAGATGTTTGGGTCAAGGCTCTCTTGGGAAGCAAGTACCGCACTCTTTATCCGAAAGAGAGCACCAATGGTTTCGTAATCACGTCGATAGGTGTTGACGCGATCAGAAAGTATTACTCGTTCGGCCCGGATGTTGGCCATAGTGGGCCACTCTTTCCCAGCCTTCAGGAGTTCCCGTCGTTGCTGTCGTCCTCGTTCATGAGCATTTCAAACTCGACCAGCGAACGCATGAAACTTGCGTCGTTGATGTCGTTCACCTCGGCGTCTTCTTTCTTGGCGGATGTCCAAGCAGCAGGAATCATCTCTTCCTTACCCATTTCTCGGGCGCGCTTAATGATGTGCTTCTTGGCTTTCTCCTTGTCGACGGCGCGGCCATGGGCCATGATTGCGTTGCGCAGATCGTCAACATTGGAAATTGGGAAAGAACCATCAGGAAGCGCAAGACCTTCTTTGGCCATTTCCTCTCGCTGGGATTCATTAAACGCACGCTTGAGGGCGATTTCTGCCGCTTCGGCTTCAATCTCTTCCGCCTCGTCCGGTTCGTAAGTGTCGAAACCAAGCACTTCTCCGTCTAGAGCGACGAATACGTCATATGACTTGCCATCAATACCGTCGACCTCTACTGCGTAAACGTCAAAGCCTTCGAAGGTGTCAGGCTCCACAGCGGTAACGATGCCTTCAACCCCTTCGATTGATTTGACGGCAATTTCGGCAGCGACGTTGAAATCGATTAGTTCGGTGTCAGCGGTCAGCGATTTCTGCTCAAACACAGAGTCGTCGAGACGATGGAAGCCGAGGGTTTCGCCAGTGGATCCCTCCATGAACACTTCGATGGCGTGTCCGTCCTTAACTTCAAGGTCAATGACGTAGATGTCGCTGTCCTGCGAGTATCCGGAATCAATGACGGTACCGTTGAACTCTGCTTCGGCCTTGCCTTCGATTTCGATGAGACCGGGCATGCCTTTTTCGGCGATACATCCACCCGGGCAGTCGTCACAGACGGATGCGCTTCCCGGGTACACCTTGCGCTCGACGGCGCAGAGGAAGCCGGTCTGACCAAGGTCGGCAGATTTGCGCCCCATGGTCTGGAGGCGGCGCTTGCGAGCGTCACCCATCCAGCCTTTTTCCTCTTCGTCGTCCTCTTCCTCGTCTTCGTCTTCTTCTTCTTCCATCTCGGCATCAGAATCAGGGGTGGGCTCATCATCGGCAGGAGTGGCCTCTTCGGCTGGGGCGGCCTCTGCGGGGGCAACGTCGTCCTCTTCTTCGTCTTCGTCTTCTTCGTCTTCTTCTTCATCCATCTGTGGAGCGTTGCCAACAGCCTTCATCTCGGCGTCATCATCCGATTCCTCGTCGGACTCTTCCTCGTCGGACTCTTCCTCGTCCTCGTCCTCGTCTTCATCGGTAGCAACGGCGGCGAGTGCCTTTTCGATAATTTCGTCGTCTTCGTCGATTTCATCGTAGGACTTGGCCTCGAGATCTTCGGAGTCGGCATCGTCATCTTTTACTTCAACTGCCATGGCTCCACACTTGCCGCACATCTTCGCGCCAGTTTTGTAGCCGCAGTCGTCTCCACCATGGCCTTTGGCGCAGTTCATCATCTTGCCCTCGGCATCGATCTTGATGACTGCTTTCTCTTCTTGTTCCATGTTGGTAGGCTCCTTGTACTGCATGTTATTCAGTAAACATCTCTTAGAGATGCTACAACCACTACATGGCATCATAGCCTGTTTGCCTGTGACCATGCAGAGGTATTTAAACTGTTTTTTCGTGAGGACCGTTTGTCAAATTGTACCCCAAAATTGGCTTATTCTGTGGAGTACTTATTGACGTTCTACTGATTCGGGATATTTACTTGTCGTCCTTGACTGTTCGTTCGTGCTTGGGTTCGTGACGAAACCTCCGAGGTCGTCTTGCTGATGAATGTCCCCATTGCGGCAGCCGAGATAATTTCGACAAATTGTGCATACAGGTCCACCCTAGATCCGCCTGTTTCCATTTGTCGGTCAAGGGCAAACATCATCGCGTCCAAAATCTCATCGGCTTCGTCTGCCGTCACCCAAAGTGCGCCGGCGTTGGTTCGACGATCCGAGACTTTGCCTGAATCTTGACGACGCATAATTCGCTGAAGTAGTTCAAGCCCCTTAACCGTTCGTGAATCGTTGGCGTTACGTGCTTCTCTGATTTCTTTTGCCAGAGAATCTTCGATTGCCTTGAAGAATGTCGCTTCCTCATTGATTACGGTTCGTCCAGCCTGTTGACTGCGTAGCCCTTGGCTTCTGCGTGCTTCTGCGTATTCTTGGACGGTTGGGGAAGGCTTGTATGAGGTAAATGATCGCATTCCGCCTTCGGAAAGGAATCGTGCGGCGGAGCGGCCGGTGGTGGCGACATCTTCTTCACCTTCGCCGCCAATTCGGACCGCCGCTGAACTGTCACCCTTGCTGATATTCGGGTCAAGCCTATATCTGTCAATCAGATCGCCCATATCTGCGCGAAGAACCTGAGCATTTTGGACACTGTTTGATTCGGTTGCAGTAAGATCTGCTCCGGATGCTTCTTCTAGGTAGTCGTCAAGGGTTGCAGCGATGGATTCTGCTTGAGACAGGGTTAACTCATCGCTATCTTCCAAAATGTCGGTAAGTGACGCCCAAATATCTCTATGGGACTCATCGTTGGGGTCCAAACCACGTTCTTCGTCTCTCTCGAACTGCTTGTCAATATTTGACGAAATACGGGCAACTCGGTTGCCGATTTTCGTGACTTCCTGCTGACGCTGCTTCTTGGCTTGTTCAGCGGTTGTAGCAACTGGAGCAGGTCGAGCAGCAGGGCGCTCAGTTGGTTTGCTTACCCTGACGTTCGCCAGCGCTTCCCGACGCTGAGCCCGACGTCGAGCACGCTCGCTTTCCTGATCTGAGCGGAGAGACTCCAGCACCAGTTCTTTTCTCAAACGGTTGAAGTCAACTTCTCGAAGACCGGTCTTAGAAGGGTGCAAATTCGTAAGAAGTTCGTCAAACCTCTCATCGGCAGTCAACTGATCCCAATTGTCAGGTTTTACTTCCGAGAACGGTTTGCCCTTGAATTTCTTCTCATCACCAGCGCCAACCGGCCTACCTCGCTGTGCTCGCTTGCCGGTGTCACGCGTTTCATTGATGCTTCCACCGCCAGTTGCTGAACGCATGCCACCGCCAAAATCGTTGCGGAGCATCATCCACCCCTTGGGGGACACATCATCTTCTTTCAGACCAACGAAGCGTCTACGCAGCATGTCATCTGCGTCGTTTTGCCCCCACTCCAACAAATCTGCTCTTTGGCGCTTAGTCAGACCAGCGGGTTTTGGTCTTCCATCGAATCCACCCTCAGCCTTTGGCGTTTTCCATTTTCCATCTTCAGACATTGCCGCCAAGTTGATCGCGTCACGGACGTGTCGGAGGTCTCCAAGATCCAAATCCCGGTTGGCGGCATCTGCGAACTCGTTGAAAATCTCCTCATGCTGATCTCGCGAAATATTGGGCGATTTACCGGAAAGCCACTCGTCCATCTTCTCGAAAGCATCAGGATTTTGTGTTGATGACCTGAGACCAGCGATGGTGCGACGAGCATCGCCACGTTGATCATCGTTGAGCATGACCTGAACGCCCGTTTCCGGGATGTTGATGATGCTGCGCTTTCCAAGTCCATGAATGTCCCTTGCGGCGTCGCTGTCAGCAACGGGTTCAGATTTTGGAATACTGCGCTTGCGGACGATTGTCATCCCTTCGGTGGCACGCTCGTAAGTCTTTGTCTTGCGGAACTTTCCAAGCATCTCACGAAACTTGTCTTCGTCGTACCCCGTGTTTAGTGAGTCAGCGTTCAGGAAACCTTGCTTAAGCAGATCTCGTCCCCGCTCCCTAGATTCAACAGGTCCACTTGAAAGTTCTTCGAGTTCATCTACGAGGTCTTTGAGTTGATCGCGCATCTCCTTGACCTCGTCGTAATCTTCAAGAAGGTAGCCCATTTGAGGAATCTGTTGCTCAAGTTCTTCTCGGTCGTCAATCAAATCAGTGAGTAGCCTGCGGGTTGCGTCGGCACGGTCATCGGATTCAGCAAGATCTTTGAATTGCCCTGTAGAAATCTCCATGCCGTCAAGTTCTTTCTTGATTCGGTCAAGAGCGGTTTCTACGTCTTCTTCCATGTCGGTGATTGCGAGCGAGATGTTCCCCATGTCCTCAGTTGTTTCCTCAACGAAATCTCGAGCGCGAGAAATTGACATTTGCGCTTCGTCCGCTTCGAGGAGGTCTTGGCTGAATCGTGTACTGGCGATGATGTCTGCTAGGTCGTCGATTTCGTCGCTATCGATCTTCAGCAGATCTTGAAGTTCTTCCATGACATCTTCTTCACGGATGTCCTGACCGGTGCGAACTGAAGTGACGGTCGCAATCTGCTGCGCTGCAAGCATCGCATCCAGTTTTGGATATTTCTCGTACAGTTCGGCCCTCAGTTCCTTTGCTTTTTCGAACTGTTTCTGTACCGCCTCGTTGAATTCTTCTGAACGCATTTTCGCCATATCGTCGCGTTTCATCCCGTCGAATCCGGCGGAACTTGTGGCGCTCCTAAGGGCGCGAGCGACATTGGGTGTGGCTGGACGCTCGAAGGGGGTGCCCTCCTGAACGAGACCGTCCTCGTCACCATCTACAGCGTTGGGGTCGAAACTTTGAGCGCGACCCCTCAGACTTTTTTTTCGGTCTCCCCGAAGATCGATTTGGAAGCAACCGCAATGGCATTCAAGAAGTCGTCAGAAGCCTCTGACAGAACTTCAATTCCATCTTCAGTAACTTCGACGTCAACTTTGTAGTAATCGAAGATTGGGTCGAATGCAGATTTCACGTTGAAGGCATCTTCCATGTCGCATTCGATGATGAAGCGAACAGCATCTTCCTTCATTTCGACATCTTCAGATTCATCAAGCCACTCCATCATTTGATCGATTGCGCTTTTCTCATCTTCTTCAAACTTCACGGTTACAGGGTTGTTGTACTCGCCTCGCCCTTCACCTTGAGGCTTTACTTCAACCGGCATTGACGGCATTTGTGATGGGACGACGACGCGTGGCTTCCGTGGGCGCCACATCATCGCTGGCTCGACGCGCTCTGGCTTGCCAAACATGTATTGCTGGGTTTCAGTGTCCCAGTGGTATGGAAGGCGGTAAAACTTCTTAGTACCATCTGGCTTGCTCTTAGCAAAGACAGCCAAGTTTTCCGTCGCCTCAATGAGTTTGATCGGCATCTGGGTTCGTGAAGCAATTTCCATTTCAAGGGCGTTTCGCTTCTCCGCATTGAGGGATTGCGCTTCGCCTTCTGCGAAAATGTCACGGCGGGGGCTTTCTGGGGCTCTGCGTGGAACCATACGCATCATGTAGTGGCCCTTTTCGTCGACCTCGTCGATTTCAATATCGTTAATAGAGAATCCCTCGTCAGTTTCGAGCGTTTTGAACTCGGGGTTATCCTCGGCGAAGAAGTTCTCAAAGACCGTATAGTCGATTTGCTCCTCGTCCCAATCAGCATCTTTTTTCTTCGCATTCTCGTAGCGTTCAAGGAGTCGACGTCCTTTTGCGGCGAGTTTGGCTGCGTCACTGCGGTTTTGTGGAACTGGTTCGCCCCATGCAGCCGCTGAAAGTGCGAGGCGAGTCGGCTTGCCGTCCGGCTTTTTCATTGGCCCGGATGGGTTTGTGAAGAAGCGAGTCAGAAACGAGCCTTTCCGACGCATTTTTTGCGGCGTATCAGCAGGACCTTTAACGCCCGGCTTGAGGTTCGATCCTTCGGTCTGGTTGAAGTGACGTCGCCCAGCGGCGGTCAGCCCACCCTTGGGGTCGCGCAGTTTCTGCTTCGCTGCTTTTACGGAAATTGTTCCCGTCAACTGGTTTGCGCCATGAAGAACTGGGCTGACTTCGTAAAGTTCGACTTCTTTGAGAACATTCGCTTGCTTGGCGGGATCGAAAATGGCGTCGAGCGTTTTGTATCCGATTGACCATTCTTGCTCTAAACCGAAAAATTGGACATTTGCGAACGCTTCGCGTCCTTTTTCACTGTTGAGGTTGAACTGAACTTTTGCGTAAAGTCCACCGATTCCGGCACGTTTCATCTTTTCCGGAAGGCGGGGGTCGGTAGCCGGAACCTCATAGATTTCAAGCACTTTACCGATTGGGTCATTCCAGTTGTGTCCCCACACCACGCGTGGCTTGCGGCGCTTAAGGCTCGCGTTGAACGCTCCCGAGGCGCAAATATCGCCCACAGAGTCTTTGTTGCCAATTCCTGCAACGAAAGCCTCGACGATGCCTTTTGCCTGATTTACGGTCATCTGGCCGGCTGGCGCTGCTTTGATTTCGAGATCGGTAAGTTCGTTAGTGGGCATTTTTCGCTCCTTCGACACTAAATATAATAAACGAAGCGTAGTTGACGTAATGCAACTAATACGAGCAAAATAAAGGGTTTACGTAAACTGCGAGTTATTTACGTAAACTGCTACTTGGCCAATTTCCAAGCCCTGCGAGCCTCTGCGGTCGCAATCTCGTTAACCTTCTTGCCCATCAGATAGGCAAAATGCCCTGTAAGCGCAGAACGAAGCACTTTCAGGCGCAATTCACCGTCTGGAATGGCCATACACTTATTGATCTCAATATCCAAAAACGTGCGGGTATCAGAAACCACAGTTTTAATGCGACTGAGTGCAGCGTTGGCATGAACAACCATGTCGTCGTTATTTTCCGACTTCACATCAAAACCCTGCCCGTCCTTCATAATTGAGTTCAAGACAGGAAGAATGTCTTCTTCCAACTGCTTCGTCCAGACGTCTAATGGCATTACGCTGTCCGGATCGATTGTTCCCTCGGCAAGTGCTTTTCGCGCTTTCTGACCACTTACTTTTTCAAGCACAACTCGCTGCTGTCGCTCAACAAGCCTTTCAAGTGACCGCTCAAGGATTTGAGTCCAACGCTCAAGATCGGCATCTATGTCAGATTTGGTATTCACATTACCGAACGCCGGATCCGCCAACTGTCCTTCCGGTGGCTCAACGTTAGTTGTTTCCATCGGAGCCTGCTCAGCCGCCATAGCGCCCTGCATGGTGTTTGGATCAAGCGGTGCGGCGCCCGGCTGCTGCGGCGGCATTGCCGCTGGCGTTTCTCCCGGTTGTCCGGGCATCGCTCCCGGCATCGCTCCCGGCATTCCGGGGGCCCCTCCACCCATTTGCGCTTCTGGCCCGGGCATCGGTTTTTCTGTGTTTCCGACAGGCGTGAGGTTGGGATTCATCAACATGGAATCGGCAAGTTCTGATTCCACCTTTTTCCGACCGGTTGCCTCGCGGTATTCATTTGGGGTGATGAGACCTTGCTGGAGTTCATCGAGCAGGTATCTTTCCCGCTCCTGCTTGTAAATCACAAGGATCGGAACTTCAGAGGTGTCGAAGTCGACATAATGCTTCTCGTCTGCTTCGTCCAGCCCTCGAGCAAGATGCTCCAAGTGAGGCATCATCGTCTCAATCCAGAAAACTCGGATTTCCTCGGCAGCATTCGAGAATGTTCGACCCGCAGCATTACCGATGACCGATTCAGGCACGCCGAAGGAGGCGAGAATCTCTTCTTTCGTGATTTGCCGCATCTGAATGTAAGCAGCATCGCGGGGGCTCGACGAGGTGTCGACGTAGTCAACACCATCATCAGCGGCGATTACCGTTGTTGCGCCGGTGCGTCCAAGATTTCCTCGGAAACGATTACGTAGTTCATCTTTATCATCCTCGTCGATTTCTCCCTTGAGAACAAGGAGACCACCCGGTCGGCCATCGTTGATGAGATAGTTGCGGTTATAAAGTTTCGCAAGGTTTTCGATTTCGATCGCGATACCTGCTGATTCCATTGGAGTCATCGACAGGTATGGGTCAATGGGGTGCGGACGGCGAATCCAAATGACATCATCTGGCTTCATGATGATTTTCTCGCCGTTAGGCATGAGCACTTCATAGCCAGCAACGAAGCGCCTCGGGTCAGGAATTGGTGACGTGTACTGAGGGGGAAGCAAGTTCAGCCCGATAATTCGACCATCGCGCCCCCTAATCTTCTCAATGAAAGCACCTCGTGTGCTCATCAGAAGTTGGGCGGAAAGCCTGTAACGGAAGATGAAGGAGTTTTCGCCTTCGTTCGCCTTCGTGTTCAGGATGTCGAGAATGCTGCCGTTTCCAAGATTCTTTTTGGTAACGATCTTTCCTTCGGGATCATTGTTTTGCCGAAGAATTACTGGTAGTCGCGCTTGGTTGCCGGCAATCGCGTCGATGCATCGCGATACCCAGACAACTTTCTGCATCCCCTCTTTGTACGCACGTTCAATGTCCCAAGGGTCTCGGTAACCTTTTCCGGCGTAACTGGGGTTGTTGGCAATGGGCGCACCGACCGACACCCGTGCGGCTTTCGACTCAATGTTGTTGAGTGACTTCTTTTCAAAGGAGTTCCATGCCATGCTTATTCAAGTCCCAGCAGATAGCCGAATATGCCGCTTGTTACACCAGCAGCAATGAAACCCCATCCCGCCGAAGGGGCGACAAGAGCGACACCAATACTGGTAAACACTATAAATAATAGCATCAGAAGGTTGGCAACATTAACGCGGTTGACTTTTTCACGCATGCGTCGCCACTTCGTTTTTATCTGCTCGGCCATACTCACAACATAGCGCAACGTTGTCGTCTATTCTGGTAATAGCGCGAAAGGTCTCTCAGTGGAAGATTGGCAAAAGGTTTTAGATTATTTGCAGCCGAAGGAAGCGCTGTACTGTCCAGAGTCCGCATCGTTGACGCAAAAGGTCTTTTTGCGTACGTACGCTCTCGAGGCCCTGTTTGGCGGAGCGGCCGGTGGCGGTAAAAGTTCGGCCCTTTTGATGTCGGCACTTCAATATGTCGATGTGCCCGGGTATAGCGCAATCCTGTTTAGGCGCACCTACGCTGACCTTGCTTTGCCCGGAGCAATCATGGACCGTTTCCAATCTTGGATTGCTGCCGAAGATGACGTTCGGTGGAACGCCAATAACTACACGGCAGTTTTCCCGTCTGGCGCACGCATATCTTTCGGGTATTTGAACAATCAGCAGGACTATTTGCGTTATAAGGGTGCTGAATTTCAATTTATCGGAATGGACGAGGTCACCGAGATTCGCGAATCGGACTACCGCTACATGTTCTCGCGTTTGCGTCGTCCAGCAAACGGCCCCCTGTCCAAGGTGCCACTACGGATGAGGGCTGCTTCCAACCCGGCGCCCAACTGGGTGCGGCAACGATTCATTGTTGAAGGTCTCGAACACAACCGGATTTTCGTTCCGTCGAAGTTGACGGACAACCCGGGTATCGACGCTGCTTCCTACAGACAGACCCTTCAAGCGCTTGACCCTGTTGAGCGACGCCGGCTCGAAGAAGGTGATTGGTGGTCAACTACGCTTGGCAGTCTTTTTGAACGTGAAAATGTTGTTCTTCTCGATCAGCATGAGGTCCCTGAGATTTCATCTGCTGCCCGGGCTGTTCGATTCTGGGACTTGGCTGCCACCGAACCATCACAGTCCAACCCGGACCCTGACTGGACTGTGGGTACGTTGATGCTGTTCGATCAGGGCATCGCATACATCCTTGATGTAAAGAAAGCAAGGGTCAAGGGCGAGAAGGTTGAACAACTGATCGCTCAAACGGCGTACGAAGACGGAAGGCATGTTGCGATTCGCATGGAGCAAGAGCCGGGTTCATCAGGGAAGGCCCTTGTCGATCAGTATGCTCGATATGTGCTGTCTGGCTATGATTTTGCTGGAATCCGTTCGACTGGAGACAAGGTTACGCGCGCACGGCCATTTGCTGCTGCTGTTGCCAACGGCAACGTCAGATGTGTACGCGCCCCATGGTTAACAGAATGGCTTGATGAGTTATCGGCGTTCCCGGAGGCCGCGCCACATGATGACCAAGTCGACTCTGCTGTGGGGGCGTTCACACATTTAACAGGTTTGGGGTTGCCACAGCGAAAAAGAGTTGCTATCGTCGTATAACAACAACCACCCACACTTATTAAAGGGGAACAATGATTACTAACTTGATTGCTGATCTTCGGCGTCAAATCGCGGATCTCGATGATGCACTCGCGGAATATTTGTCCGATGAGGTCAATGTGGAAGATGCCGCAAATTTGATGCTCGAACTGAATCTTCTCAAGACGGATCTCTCGTACGTCTATTCTTCTGTCGAAGCACGAATGGGCGTCCTGATGCGAAACAATGAATTCATCAAGTTGCGTGACGGTGCTGAAATCGAACGCAAGATGTCATCGTCTCGCACGAAGTGGCGTCACAAGGACATTGCAAACGACGTCGTGCGTAGAATCGTTCAATCATCGATTGACATGGATACCGGCGAGGTTGTCATGTCTTCGGAGGATGTCGCCATGCGTATGTTGGACTTTGTTCAGCCTTCGTATTGGCGTGCATCAAAGTTGAATGAAATTGGAATCAACCCTGACAACTACTGCGAGTCAGAAGCAAAAACCAGCGTCATTGTCCGCAAGGGCAATATTGGAAAGGCGAAGTAATGGAATTGAATGACCTGTACGAACCGTTTCCCCGAGAGGTTGAACGGACCCTTAAAAAGGGTGGTGCGAACCTGACTTACATTCCCGTCAGTGAAGTCATCACTCGAATGAACAAGGTGTTTGGTGTAGAAAAGTGGAGTAGCCAGATCATCTCGTGCGCCCGAGACCAACTTGATCCTGACTTCATTGTCGCCCATGTTCGCATCGAAACCACCATTGACGGCACGTTGGTCTGGAAGGATGGCATTGGCGGTCAGAAGATTAAGCGCACCAAGAACGGAGACATTGTTGATCTTGGTGACGAGTTCAAGGGCGCCGTTTCGGACGCTCTCAAGAAGGCCGCTCAACAGTTCGGTATCGGCCTCTACCTCGCACGAACCGACGAGGCTTTGGCCATTGACGAGGAGGCTTCCAAGCCTGTCGTTAGTGAAGAAATCATCGCACTGTGGACTTCTTTCATTAGCCACACTAAGGAATTGAATGCCGATCAGAAGGCTGAACTTGGACAGGTATGGTCGGAGTATGCCGACGGCGCCCCTAAGCCCACTTTGGAAACCGCGTCGGCTGTCGATCTGGAGTTTCTAATCGGTGAGTGCGTTCGCATTATGATGGGCGGGGAATGGGTTGAGCCTAATGGCGAGTAGTGATGTTCTAGTCCCCCCACCGCATTTATCGCCATCATCAATGGGCACGTTCAATCAGTGTCCGCAGAAGTTTCGGTTCTCAAAAATCGACATGATCCCAGACGAGCCAACGCAGGCGACGCTGATGGGTAACTTTGTGCATGAAACATTGGAATACTTCTACGTGCTCCCATCCGACGATAGGAATTTAGCGAACCTAAAGTCACTTGCTGCGAGCACGTGGGAGAACAGTGAATGGCTCGAACGCGTAACGCCTTGGATTGGTACTGATCCAGATGTCATCAGAATGTTCCGCTGGAACTCGTGGTGGTGTCTGGAGAACATCTTCAATGTCGAGAACCCTAAGCAAGTTGACGCAACCCACATTGAGTACGAGTTGAATGGCCAGATTAATGGTGTGACATTGAAGGGTTTCATCGACCGTTTAACCATCGGTGACACAAATGTTATTTCCGATTACAAAACCGGAAAAACTCCTGCAAAGCGATGGGTCGATGACAAATTTTTGCAACTGCGGATTTATGGGACGCTGATTGGTGAACTCGGAGTATGTGAACCTGATCAACTCGAACTGTTGTATTTGAAGGATGGGACTAAATATAAAGTTCCATTCACTGATCAGGATAGAAGCGATACAATTGAGTATGTAACTATCACGAAGCGTCTTATTGATGAGGCGTGTGAGACACATCAATTCGAAACTCGCACCTCACGGCTTTGCGATTGGTGCGCCTACAAAACAATTTGCCCTGCTTGGAGGTAGTGGTGATTCCGGACGAAATTTTTGCACAAATGGTGGCTGAAGAAGTCAAAAATAAACTGTCGCCAGATCAAAGACAGACATTAATGAAGCAAGAAAACTGGGACAAGTGGAGACGGGCCCTTCAGGTACTTGTTGAAAACTTGAACGGGCAGATTGACGATATTGATGCTGACTCTGAAGCCGATGCATCTAGGTACAAAGCGCTTGGCCGTGATGGTGCAAAATTATTGAAGACCGCTGAGTCGGCATACAAATCTAAGCGAAACAAGGTTGAGCGATTTAGGTTCTTTGTTCAAAGACGCTTGAACCAAGTTAATGCGATGATTGAAAACGGTCAGGTCATCGAGGAAAGCCCTTGGGAAACCGCAGATTTTTATCGTCGCGCTATCAAGATGCATCGGACCATGTTGCAGGAGTACAACATGGAAGAAACTGAGGTCGACAAAGCACTGTGGGCTACCCTCGATAATCGCTGGGAGTTCGACAACGTGGATGCTGCGTTGTTGTGAAGCGTGGCAAACCGATGAAGCGGACCCCTTTGAAGAGGTCTGGTGGTCTGAAGCGTGGTTCGCCATTGAAAGTGCGTAGCAAGAAACGTGAAGCAGAATATGTTGAGCGACGCAAACTTGTCGCAAAAATGTTGGACGATCACAGATACTGTCAAGCGTGTCCGGTTTTTGCGAGGCACGATGGAGTCATTGCTTACACTCGTAGGGGGAGTGTAGACATTCACGAACTTGTTCGCAGAAGTCAGGGCGGTTCGATTCTTGATGAGTCCAACTGCATTGCAGTCTGTCGAGAATGTCATGTTCGAATTGGCAATTATCCGCAGTTGGCATTCGAGTTGGGTTTAGCGAAACACGGCTGGGAGAAATGAACGTCCTTGGTGTTGATCCATCGCTGACATCGACTGGTGTTTGCATGTCTGACGATGAAACGATGGTTTTTCAGCCGAAGACAAAAGGTCCTGAACGTCTAATTCAGATACGTAATTTTGTCAACGCTCTTGTGCGGGCGCACTCGATAGATCTGATAGCGATCGAGGGATATTCCTTTTCTTCAAGAAATTCTCACGCTCATGCTTTGGGTGAACTTGGTGGAGTTTTGCGTGTCGATTTTTATGAGCATGGTATTCCTTACGTGGAAATACCACCCACTTCACGAGCGAAGTTCGCCACCGGAAAAGGGAATGCTTCGAAAACCGAAGTTGTAAGTTCAATTTCTGCGAGAACCGGAATCGTGTGGTCTGGTTCTGGATCTGACGATATGTGTGACGCATGGATTTTGCGTCAGATGGTTTTAGCGCATTTAGGTGAGTCATCTTACAGTTGGCCAGAATCACATTTGGCCGCATTAGAAAAAATAGAGTGGAGAAATGAACCGTAGAAACAGCCCTATTAGTCAGGTTGAAATCGAAGACGAGTTGCTTCGTTTGATCGCTGATCTCGAAGATGAGACGGAGGCCTTCGAAGTATTAGCGGAAGATTCGGCGAAGAAAGAAGCCTTATATAAATCAAATTGGGCTAAAGAATATCTCAGCGCTAAGGGCTCAATTAAGGAACGTGAGTCTTGGGCTGATTACAAGATGGCGGATGAGCAATACGATTTCAAGATTGCTGAAGCGCTTGTGAAATCGAAGCGGGAAAAGTTGTTGTCACTTAGAACGTCAATTGATGCCATGCGGACACTGAATGCAAATGTGCGTGTTCAGGTTGGGCCGTGACAATATCAAGGCGCGAGAAGAACTGGCTTGAGTCGTGCGTTGATCTGGCCGGCAGGTTTTCCACTTGCGCTAAACGTCAGTATTTCGCTGTTGTTCTAATGCCCAATGGCCGTGTCGCTGGAGTGGGTTATAACGGCTCCCCGCCGGGAATTGGTCATTGTGTCGACGGTCATTGTCCACGCTATACGGAGGGATCGGCCAATGGCGCGGTTTACGACAACTGCATCGCTCAACATGCCGAAGCAAATGCGCTGTTGTGGTCTGACCCCAGTCAAAGGATTGGTGGCACCCTGATTGTAAACGGACCACCCTGTTACGGGTGCGCCAAACAAATTGCCTCCAGTGGAATTGTCAGGGTGGTTTGTTATTCCGATTCAGCGTATGAAGATTGGGCTAGAGTGCGTTTGTTCATGGAAAATGCTCACATCGATGTTATTGAGGTGATTAGTGGTGAGTAACAATATTGATAAAGCAATTGCCGATCTTGCTATCGACCTCAGCGTTTTGACGCCACTGCCTAGTAATCCTCGAAAAGGTAACGTTGAGGCAATCATGGCGTCGTATCGTGAATTCGGACAAGTGCGTCCAATTGTCATCACTCCAAATGGTGATGATGGAACATTCACGGTAATCGCTGGGAATCACCAAGTTGAAGCAGCACGACGACTGGGATGGACTCAGGTTGCGGCAGTGCGCATGGATGGTGACATGGATAAAGCAATTGCCTTCGCTCTTGCTGACAACCGAACTGTTGAACTAGGCCAAAGCGATAACGCTGCGGTTTTTGAACTCATGGAAATGATGGCAGAGAACAACTATCAGGACCTTTTCGATGGACTTGGATGGGACGAGTTTGAAATCGCCGCATACGAGGAAGCATCATTTAACGCCAACGATCCGACGGTCGGTTCTTCGTCTTATGTTCCGCCAGTCATAGTTGACACAAAGCCAACTTACAATCCTATTGTCGAAGAGAACGCTGACGGCGAGCGTCAAATTGTGGCCGGTGGTGACGTCGATCATAAGCAAGTTGCAATTCAGGGTTCGACCGTAGCGTCACCGGGTTCTGCGCCTCAGGCTGTCGTTCAATACACCTTGGTATTCGACGATCCG